TCAGCTCCTTTGCTATCTTTTGCATTTCATTTATGATATCTTTATATGGTTCAAACTCAGCTTTTGTCATATAGTCGTCAAGATTAACCTGCGACTTTTCTTCTGGCTGAGATTGGGGAGTCTGCGATATATCCTCTTCTTCAAGACGAAACCTTTTGAAAACAGGAGGTTCAAGCATTGAGCCGCCCATAGTTTTTGTGTAGCAATAAGGCGCATTGTCATCTATAAAGGTCATTGATGTATTAGGAGCAACCGCCCATTCACGAGCTTGTGCTTCTGATTGTACATGAATGAATACGCTGCTTTGAGTTTGTGTTGGCTGCTGCATAGGTATACTTTGTTGATACTGTTGCATTGCCATTTGTGGATATGAAGAATATCCTTGCGGATAGTAAGGGTAGCCCATTAAATCACTCCTTTGTGTAATAATAGATTGGACGTTCCGAGCCGCTATCCCAAGAGTCGTAGTAGTCGCCTGAAATGACAGCAACCACATGAGAGCCAGTTGCGGCTATGTATTTTCCTGTTTGATGATCTTCTGCAAAGTCTGCTATCGAATAGCAGTAAGGACAGTCATTCGGGCAGATATAACGCTTGAATCCACGACTGCGCAAGTATGCATCCCAGACTGCATTATTGTTGCCCCAATCACCGTAAGCAAAACCTTCTGCGCAAAGGTCTGTATAAATCTTTTCCCACGGATCGTCTGTAACAACTGAGATTGCCCTGATAACACAATCGCCAGCACGATAGTTTCTTTGTGGGTTTTCGTTATAGTTTACATACATATTAGCTCCCTTCGGATATAATTAAAGCGCGACCATTAGGTTGATCGCGCTGTTTTTTATTCAATTAACGTTCCGCCCGTGACTTGACAGTTAGACGGGAATGATGTTGAGTAGTAAGTCGTTGCATTATTGGGAATATTAACTTTTTTAAGTGCCGACTCAGCAAACGCATATGCTCCGATACTTTCAAGAGACATTGGCAGTGTGATTTCTCTCAATCGCTTTGCACGAACAAACGCACCCATTTTCATATAGTCAAGTTCTCCACCATGAACAACATCATTATTATCTACGTACCAAAAGGCAGAAGGATAGGGGAGATCAAAACAAGGCGAAATATAATTAAGCTCACCTAAATGAATAACATCATCATTTGTTTGGTTCACGTACCAGAAAGCAGAAGGGTAAGGAGCTTCAAAGCAAGTATGAAGATTGCCCTGTACTGTATCTTCTGTATAGATATCTGGTATTGTAGTATCAAGTACCCATCCCATTATGGTATCACCTGACCTACTAAGAAACCAGCATTAGACAGGTTTTCAGCATTGTAAATATAATTAGTTTGTGTTGAGTCAGTCTCTTGCATTGGTATACCATTAGTTATGTATTGAATACCTGTAATTCTGCTTGTATTAACAAGAATATGATTGTTACCTACATCAACTGTTCCTTCTTGAATACTTCCAGTTATATACATCTTAAAATAATTATAAGTGGTTGAATATTTACTTCCACTTGATGCTACAGTCATAACAAGTTTAGGTCTTGGTGTTCCATTTCCAAGTGCTAATGGATTTGTAGAGGAATTGGTAAACACGCAATTATCCAAAACTACACTCTTACATAAATATGCAGCATAGTTATACTCTGTTGGAATTTTTCCTGAAATACAAATAGTGCAATTAGACATCTCTACAGGATAACTACCGCTACCTTGGAATATAACCAACTCAGTATTATTAGCTACAACAGTTGTATTAAAATTAAGATTGAAAGTGCAATCTTTAAATGCTAAACTGTTCCATGCATCACCGCCTATTATACAAGTGCTGTTGCCACGAGGACGACCCTTAAATATACCAGTAAAATTACAATTTTTAAAGAACTTAGTGTGTCCTTGATAATTACTACCTGCATCGGCTATAAATTTAGCGAGATGCCATGCGTCAGAAGTTAAGATACACATATTATAAAAATTTATGTTATATACATCTATTGTATAACCTGATGAGGTAGTTTGAAAATATATTAGAATTGAATTTGAATTTTGAGTGAACAGATTTCTTATATTAGTTCCTTTTCCATCTATGTATTTGCATCGGAATACTACTCTTGTAATAACCCCATTATTAGCATCAAAATTTAAATTTGGCTCACCAGCTTCTATGTATGACTCAGTAACCGCAATCGCTTCTACGAATCCTTCTTCTGTAGTATAAATATAAGGGTCAGCTTGTGTGCCTGTACCAGTACAATGTGGTAATGTATCTCCTACATTTGCCATAAACCTCACTCCTTTCGTTCATAGTAAAAGGCGCGACCATTAATCAGACCGCGCCTTGTAAAAAATATAATTTTGTTAAGTTACTGTCATTCTGAAAAGTCATCTCTAACCAGATAAAATTACCTTTTTATTGGGTTAGTCCCAAATTCCTAATTTAGCATAAAAAGAAATTTTCTGTTGTCTTTCCTCTATTATGCTATCTTTGATTTGTTCGTCTTTAACTTCTGTGATAATCATAGGATAAAAAGCACCGATATCTGATGTACCTTTTTTCGATAAATCGTGCGCCCACAAAACAGATGCTATATCCATTAAATTACCATATCCTATGGTTTCACCAAGTTTTTTTACTTGCTGTATCTGTATCTTGTAAAGTTCATCATTCATGAATAATTCCTCCTTAATCCCACTGACCGTTTTCACGCTCATGAACTCCACTCACAGGATGCCACCCACTAAACCCTGCCGTAACCTCAGACGGTGCAACCGTAGTGTCAACATCAAAGCTATTTTCTCCTGCTGTTACTGTAAATGTCGGCATTGTTATCTGTGTCACAACAGGAGTTGCAAGCACAGAGCCGTCACTGTCAACACGCTGAGTAAGTGTGCCGTCAGCGTCAAGCGTATCATAAGCAGTACCGTCAAGGGACTTGCGCAAAGGGTTTTCTCCGATATAAATATTGGTTGTATTACCATTTATTAAAATTGGGATTTTATAGCCGTATGGTTCGACTGGTAGAGATGTTTCACCGACATTAAGCATAGGCATAGTAGCACCAGAATTAACTCGAAATGTTACGTATCCTGTAATTGGTGCTGTGAAAGTTTGTGCAGCAAAAGCCATACGCTGTCCGTTATAGCTGCGTGAACCAATTACAGGTTTGCTTGTAAAAAAACCGCCTGTGATACTTGCTGACGCGGTGTATGTTACCCCTTGCTCAATTTTAGCAATGTACATATCAAATGAAGAATTGCTTATAAGATAGCCGTTTGCATCTATACTGCAATTAGCGATTTTATCCTCAAAAAGCTGTGCTGTCCTCTCCCCTGTACCATTCACATCAACAGGATTACTCGGTGTCGGCGTACCCGACTGCGTAGTGTTGCCCTTGATGCCGACTGTCACTGACGTATCATTGGGATATATCGTTGTCGGGAGCTGAGAGAGTGTGTCGGTATCTGTACCCATGATATAGTGACTATCAGTCCATGAATTATCACTCTCGTTGTATCGTTTAAAATTCATGTTTCATCAACTCCTTTACCAGCCTACCCCGACACTTCCATCGGGAATATTGCCTGTAGGAGCTGTGCTGCTGACGTATAATCTTATACCGTTAATGAGAGCGTAGCCGTTGCCACCAGAAGCCGTAGTATTCTGCTGACCGTCAATGTTATTCTGGTTTACATCAACACGCTTTTCTACTTTGCCTATAGCCTGATTGAGTGTATCAGATGTCGTAATTGCAGAACCAGTTGAAGCCTTTTCATAACCAGTCATTGCAGTGACTTTATTTGAGGCGTGGTCTACAGGAGTACGAGCGTCAGTAAGTCTTGTATCATTACCCATAACGACCTGAGATGAACTTGCGTTACCACTTGTAGGAACATCTTTATATGCGGCAGTACCAAGACCACTCATATCACCAAATTCATGCCATTTTGTGCCATCAAATAAAAATTCCTTATTACCATAAAGCACCGCATCATTAGGTTGCGCGGTATAAGACTGACCGTCAATCGTAATAGGATTTGTAGTCGCACCATCTGTAAGAGTAGTAGTAGTTTCACCGACAAGCTTTATGCCGCCTCCACCACCGCCGCCAAGTGAGACTTCATACCAAGTCGCATTTGCAGCGTCAAACATATATGTCTTGCCAGTGTCAATTTCTGTATACACTGAGCCATTTGGTATTCCCATACCATCTATAGTTATAGTGGGCTTACTGTCTCTGCTGAGTCCGTCAATATACATTTGATTGACATTATACTTTTCTCCGCCAGACAATGCCCCGTATTTAATAAGCGTTACCATTCAATCACCTCACACTTCATTCCAAGTTTGATTTTCCTCGTCATAAAGGTATTTCTTATCCGTGTTCATTTCTATGTAAAGAGAGCCGTTTGCGATACCAATACCATCATACTGAATGATAGGTTTAGTGTCAGTTGATAAACCGCAAAGCTCGCAGTAAGTTGTGTTATATTTCGCGCCGTACTTTCGCAATGTTTCTGCCATACTCTCGCTCCTTTCTTTATTCAATTACAGTTACACCTTCTGGGATTATAACGCCTTCAATGTCAGTGTCAGCAAATGTAGTCATGCCTATAACGTTTAATGGCAAATCCTCAAAAGTTGTAGGCATTAAGATGTATTTGTAAGCACTCTTATAGTAGATCGTATCAGAATTTGTGCTATTCAATTTATATACATAGTCATCTTCATTAGTAACAAGATAAGCTGAACTCTGCAAATCTTGTCCAAAAATATATGCTTTACTCTGAATAACAGTGCAATCTCCTACACCAGCAATTCTAATAAGATGCATTCCTGAATCATATATTTCAATAGGAATAGTGAAAGAACAATTATCGTAGCCTTCTGCTGCAACTGTACCGATTATTGAAAAATCCTGTAGAACATTATCTACATATATTGTAAAGGTATAATTACTACCTTCTTCCGAAGAAAGTACTGCATTAAAAACCAGATTTATAGTTGTCTCATCTTTATTCTCAAACAATATTTCTGAAACCGATGATACAGTCTCAATTGAAATATTTGATTTGTCAGTTCCATAAAAATACCTAATCTTATTGCCGTCACTCTTGTTAAGCGAAGCCCCTATGAATGCACTCTTAGACGATACGCCACCACCGCGATAGAACACCTGCACATTCTCATCAACATTAAGGGACGATCCGCTAAAGTTTACAAGATTAAATTTGCTCTTACTTGTTATTAACTCAACTGTATAAAACTCATTTCCTAAGTTTTCAATGACTTTAGCTGGTAAAGAGGAAATGAGAACTGAGTTTGCTATTTCTTTTTCAAATTCATTTTGTATAATCTGTTCTAATGCATCCATCAATCCTCACTCTCCTCTCCAAGTAATTCCGAAGTTCCTTCGTATTGCATATCATTTGGCAGCCAGTTTATATTTGTTGCCGACACGTTCATCGCATTTGAACTTAGTGGTATTGTAATGCTCTGTAAAACAAAAATGCCGTTTGCAATATCTGCATATTTATCTGTAATCTCAATAGTTTTATTTACATCTAAGTGGGGGATAATAGGACAACTAAAAGTAAGTTGCATACCAAGCATAGAGTTTCTTTTAAGATAATAGGTTGCCGCAGAACGACAGTCTTTAATTTGTTGTATCTCATTTGCGTGCTCTGCATCATAAAGATTTTGTTGTGCTATAGCCAAAGCACCGTCTTTACCTACATAATGCATTGCTATGCCAGTATGTATAGCAGTTTCGCCAGCATCGGCAATAAGGTCTTTAACCAATACTCCATCAATTTCAAGTCCTACAACATCTGCTGCAAGTAAATCTTCTTTTGTCCAATCTTCATCAAGAGCCGAAATTAATGTTTCTATGTAACTATAAACTACATCTGATATAAGTAAAACCGCACCATTAGCAGTTTGTAGCATTGGGGAGAAAGCGATTTCAACACCATCAAATTCTGTTGACATACCAATGATTGTAGAAAAAGAGCCTTCTTCTGGTTCTTCATCCCATGATGCAAGTTCATCTGCATACAATGTAAGATTATCCTGAGTCCAAACAAGCTTTTGCCTATTGTTGGTATCAATATTTCCATAAACAGTTTGGTTAATATCAATATTATATTGTATAATATCATATTCAACCTTTTTTAAATCTTCTTGACACTGTTTAATTTCTTCCGAATTATCTTTGAGATAGTATGGGATTTCAATATCTTGCGCTCTATGAATACCAATAGATATATTAAGAGGGGACAAAGGGTTTGTGTTATATGCCGTATACGCAACATTGACTATTCCTTCACCACTGGCATTTGTGAATGCACAAACAGCATTTTCACCCTCAAAAGAATATTGATAATTAGGATTTTCAAAAGACGAGCTTAAATCAGAAAAGCTCCATTGTGTAGGAACATAATTATATCCATAGTTATCAATTACAGGCTCGAATATAAAATTGCCATTGGCATCGTAATAAGCCTCAGCATTATACAAATCTGTAAGTTGTAAGATAAGTTCGCTCATATAAGTATTAGTATCAATCGTAAGCTCATTTTGAATGATTTCATTTTTATAAATTGTATTAATTCGCGGCGGTATTACATCCATAGGCTTGCCGCCGCCCATACGCATTGCTCCTCTTGATGTAATATCTATACTTCCTGTGCTTTCAGACAAAATTTGCTTCAATGTCTCAGGAAGATTTGAACCTTGATATATCACATACTGAGCATTTGTCATATTGACTTTAAGAGCACCGTCTAATGCACCGCCCTTATCAACAGCTTCAATATTGACAACATTATTTGTTGAGGACGCTGATCTTGTATAGTACACGCCTTGCGACCACCAGTATACATTTTCCCTTACAACAAGACCGATCCAAAGCTTAAATTTTCTGTTAAACCAAAATGCGCTATTTTTACTGGGGAGATACTTCTGATTAACATTAACAAGTGCAAGGCTGCATGACCTGCGAGTTATTTGCGCATAGTTAATATTTATTTGTCCGACAGTCGCATCTAAGTCCTGTACGATATCACCAATTGACTTTTCATCATCAGATAATAGTTCAAGGCGCAAAAGATACCTATTGTCATAGTTGTATAAGGCAGCAATATACTCATTCGTATAAGTATTGAAATACTCCATACATATCACTCCCTATCACTATATCTTACAGGCAAAGAGTCACCTGTGAGAATGTCACCAACACTACAGCACTCAGCCCACGAGAAGTTAAACCTTGTAGGTATGCTTGCCGTTTTTTCATCATATTCAGTTGTAGGGTTGTCTGTAATATTGACTATCCAAACATCACCCTTTTGTGATCTTAAAATAAATTGGCAGTTTTGAGTTATGAAATTTCTCCAAGCCTCAACTACCTTTATGTCATCATTAAACTTTTTTCCGCTACAATCCATAGTTCCAAGCATTCCTGAAACACTACCACTCATATAGTTCACATTAGTTGATGTTATTGAGCTATACCTTCCAAAACCAACATGAAGTGTTTTGTCAGTGTTTTGAGTAACGGTTGTATTATCTATGTCAGCCATAAATATCCATGTATCACCAATCAAATAAAATGGTTTGCCGTTTACATCTTTGCCGCTGTCTGTGATAGCTGTGATAGAATATCCAGATTTGTTTACAATTGCAACGTCAGATAAAACAGCATTGTCAATTTCTGTACTGCTTGACACCCACCCATTATATGGGACTACCATATATTTATATCGCTTCTGTGTACTTGCGGTCAGATCAAAGAAGCCAGTAGCACTTCGTATATCCGCAACAAGAAGCTTTTGAGGATTAACGCCATAATTCTCGTCAGCATCAATTCGATAAACTCTATAATTTCGATAAACTTGTTGTGTTACAGTCCAGTCAACATAAATAGCATTATAACTCACATTTGAATTTACACTTATGCTGTCTATGATATCAGTATCAGTTCTTTCGGGAGCTGTAATATCACTTGAAACGCCTGATATCATTACGCCGTCCTGAGATACCGTATTAACTATAAAGCGATACTTCCTTGTTGTATCATTGCCGCCAATACCTGCAAAGTCATAGTCATCAACAAAATCATATTTAATATCAACTGAATAGATGTTTTCGGTTTGTGCGATAGTATGATAAACGCCAGAGTCAGTCTTTTTCTGCATTGTTATATTGTAATATTTGAGTGGTAAATTTTGCGGTTGAGAGTAACTTGCTGTAAAGTGAATACCATAAGCATCAAAAGTGGCGTTCATGTTTGTAACTTGTGGCAGGGGAGCAGTGCTAAAATAATATTGACTTGTAATAAGATAATTGCAATATATTTGATACGGAGTTCCTTTTGGTATATTATTGTAAAAACCTTGCGCTAAAGTTATATCGCCCGTGTTATAATCATAGCTTGTGATCTTTGCAGTTACACCATTTATTTTTATAAACATGACATTAAGATCATAAACGTTTCCGCTTTCAGTTACAGAAAACGGACTACGTATGTTTGTCACATTCAAATCCCATTCGTAAATGTTATTAATTTTGTCCTCTAAAGTCATAGAAGTTGAGCCAGACACGTAGTCATCTTGCAAAGTTCCCCTTAAAACGAACCTGTCTGCCTGTACGCCAGCACCGCTGTTTGTGCCAGCAATAAGCATCATTTGCATAACATAATTGCCTACGCTTGGTAAAAGAGGAATTAGACCGCCATGTGTTACAGTGTCATTATTAAACGCTAATTTCCTGAATACTAAATTCTCGGAGTCAAAATCATAAACAGGAGCGTCATTTGTAACCACATTCCCCGTATCGTAATTTATAAATCGCACCACATAAGCCTTCAATATATCACCTTTAAATGTGTAATGTATTGAGCGATCATTGTGACTATCAGCTTTATCAATAGTTACATTATCAGGATATACATTAATAGGATATTGAAGCATCTATTCACCTCCTTAAAATATTAGAGCCGCCATAAAGACGGCTCATTATTATGAACGCGAAGTATAATTCTGCGTCAGTTTAGTTTGAAAATATCTGTCAAGTTCTTTATCAAGTCCTCTCGAAAGTTCAGCAGGGTTGTTAGCATAAACGTTGATGCTGTCAATATTGACGGATGATGTATTAGTAGTGCTGCCAACCTTAGCCATATTAAATTGAGACAGTTTAGTTGCCTTATCAATCATATCCGCCATTAAGTTAGGTGTGCCATGAACTAACTCATACAGTTTTGCAGAGTCGCTTGCATTAAAGATTACTTCTGGAGCATCCTTACGTCCATGCAACATCGCAAGACCTGTATAATCAGCTACGCCACCAGACGAGTAAAGACCTATTCTGTTAAGTATATCCTTAACTGTATCAGCGATGTCATCAGCACTTTGAAAAATTGGACTATTCGCTATTGCCATAACACCACCAACGCCCACCATAGCTCCGCCTACACCTGTCATGCCAGCAGTAGTCGCAATGACAGTTGCCGCAGCCGCAGCTTGTTTTAGCTCGTCTAAACCGTTTACATGAACATCATAATTAATTTCTCCGCCATTATTATCAAGTTGATTTTGCAAATCAATAGCTGTTTGCAAAGCACCACTATACGCATTTTTGAAATTGTTTAAGTTCTCAGTTCTTGTTTGAAGATCAGACGTTTCATTAATCGTGACAGTATCAAGAAGTTCAATATAACCCTCAGTAGCGTCTTTGATGTCCTTTGCGGCAGTTTGAACCTCGGTCTTGTACGCCTTCCATATTTTGATTTGCTCTTCCTTAGATTTGATTTCAGCATCCTTTGCTTCGATGGCTGCCTCTTTTAATTTAATCTCCGTATTAGTGAGATTATTCAAAGCAACATTGTGATTGCGATATTCAGACCTAAACTTGTCCATAACAGCAGTGTCTTTTTGAGCAATCTTTTCGCGCCAGTCCGCACCAAGAATTTGTTCGGCAAGAAGTTCATCTTCCTCTGTTTGAATTTCTTCGGCAATCTCTTTCCATATATCTTCATAATCTTTGTAACTGTCAATCTGGTCATCAATTCCCTTAGTAAGTTCATCACGTTCTTTTTCAAGCTTTTTGATTTCCTGAGAAGTCTGAAATTCAGCGAGTTCATTCTCGGCTTTCTTTACATCTTCCTTTACAGACTCATAACGCCAGCCACGGGTTTCGTCATAAACACGACGTTTATTTTTCTTTGCATTTTCAAGATTGGCAAGTTTTTCAGCATATTCCAGAGCATCACTACGTTCCTCGTTCTCAGCCTTTAACGCATCAATACGAGCATTGTAAGTGTCCTCGATAGCTTGCTTTTGTTCTTCAAGGGAGTCTATTTCTTTCTCAACTGTTTTCTGTACAAGCTTATTTACAGTATCATAGTTGCTAATTATATCCTCAATAGCATCCTTTTGATCGTTGAGAATATCAAGCTCATCTTGTAAAGCTTCTTTCTCTTTTTCAAGAGCTTCTTTTTCAGCCTCGTGACTATCTATGATCTGGTCAATGCGGTGCTCCTGAGCTTTAAGCAGATTGTCAGCATAATTTTCGGCTTTCTCGACCAAAGCTTTTTGCTGCTCAACCGTATAATCAAGTTGTGCATTTAACTGTTGCAACAATAACTTATCACGATAAACCTCAGCACTATATTTCTTTTGAACCTCAACGAGTTCGTTAACCTTTTTCTTAGCATCAGATAACGCTTTGAGGTTTGCTTCGTTAGGCTTTGAGTTACCCATAGTCTTAGCAATGATTTCCTGTTGCTTATCAATGATTGCATACTGTGCGCTAATTTGATTATCAAGATCGGCAATTTGAGTTTGAGCTAATTTTAAATCTGCCTCAACCTGTTCACGGCTAAGTCCAATAAGTCTTTCCTTTAAAGCGACAAGCTGTTCAGATTGCATTATCCATTCACCGTTTGCCTCTATTACAGGCGTAAGAATACCCGTAGTATCTAATTCAAGAAGTTCCCAAGCCTCAGTTGCAGACAAGCCTTCCCCACTAAATGCCTTAGTGATAGCATCGTTGATCTTATCAACCTTTTTAAAAACGCCATCTTCCATTTCGTCAAGAGTGTCAAAGAAATTCTTTCTAAGAAGCTCTGCGCTCTCTGAAACGTCCTCAGACTGCAAGCCGATAGTTGAAAAAATAAGCTCAAAACGCTTTTGGAGTTCAGGACTTGATTTAGCAAGTTCCTCCAGTTCGGTTCTTATTTGATTAAGCTGCCTTGAATATGTATACACATCCGCTGGCAATGCACCCTCAGCATTCATCTTACGGGACGCATCACTGGCAGCCTCAGCAAGTTCGTTGAACTTTTTTACCGTGCCGTCAATAGCAATAGCAGTATTATCAAAAAGCTCATTATTAATCTCTTCATTTTTGTGTAGGAGTCCGAGATACTTTTCCCAGTCAGAGATAGATTGGTCGAGGGAGTCTGAGTCATCCGTGCCTTTAACCCAATTGAAGTCTATATACGAATAATTATCAAGCTGCTCATATAACTCTCTAAATGACTTTAAAATATCTGGAATTATGTCTTTATCCAAACCGTCTTTAAGTTTAAAGCCATAAGACTTAACAGCATAACCTGCTTTGTCTATTGTTACTTCTTCTACAATATCTAAATAATTCCATAAATCCGCATCATTTTCATTAATCAGATGCTTCATTCGCTCAAAGTAAAATTTTGCTTCTTTAATAGCATCACTATAATTTTCACGAGTATTAGCATAGCTGGCTGAAAAATCAGCAACAACACTTGTAGAATTATCAGCAACATATTTTGTCGCTTCATCAATATTGTCCTTATTGTCTCTCTGCCATTGTTTATCTAATTCTAATTGTTGTTCACGAATAAGTTGTATATTTTCACTTAAAGAGCCATTAACTAAATCAATCTGGGTTTTCTCACTACCAAGTTTTTTATTTAATTCATCAGTGATACTTGTGAGAGATTCTTTCGCATTTTCTATGTCGGAAGTTGTATTCAATAAAGCTGTATATTTTTTGGTTATGCCGTCTATACTGTCTTGTTCATCTTCAAAACTTTTTAACTCATTTATAGTTGTTTCAAGATTTTGCTGACGTTCTTCTTCGAGCCTTTTAGCTTCGACAATAGCCTCTTGTCTTTTATTTTTTAAGTGAGATATACCTATTCCTAACAGTGTAATAGCGGTAACTATTGCACCAATTGGGTTTGCAGCTATTGCTGCACCTAATCCTTTAAGAGCACCAGCTAATGTGAACGTAGATGCTGTTGCGCCTGTCTCTGCGACAGCTAACCCATTAGTAGCAATAGTCTGACTACGAACTGCCAACTGCGCTTGAATTTGTTCTTGGGTAAAACCACGAGCAGTCATCATTGCTTCTAATTGAGCATTGGTTAAACTTTTTGTAGATAGCACAAGCTCAAACTGTTTATTAGTCAACGCCTTAGACGCAATAGAAAGTTGTTCTAAGGTTAAAAGTTGACCACCGCCACCGCCTGAACCAACAGTGTCCATTATAGTGCTAAATGCCGCAAGAGAAGTACCTAATGTTTTAACTTTATTTATTAATGCAGGAATAGCTTTGAAAATAGCCAAGCTACCAAATCCAGTAAGAATACCTTGTAAGATTCCTGTCTTGGTAATTATAAAATCTAATCCCTTTAAAACACGCGAACCGAAGTCAATGACTTCTTTTACAAATCCACTTTTTACAACATCAGAGGCAAGCGTTTGGTATACAGCCTTAAAACTATTGATTGAGTATTGAATTGACTGTGAGAACTTTTCTTGTTCTTTTGTAGCCGAGCCGATTGAATGTTCAGCAGTTTCATATACATTTTGTAGTAAGTCACCGTTTTCAAGAATAGCTGCACCGATATTAGCTTGACGTTTTCCAAAAAGCTGTTCAAGCAAACTTGCTTGTGAAATATCGCTTAACTCACTCCATACTCTTGATATTTCAAGTAAGATATCATAAGACGACTTATAGGTGTTTTCGTCAAGTTGAATATCAACTTTATTCTTAGTAAGCGCAAGAACCTGTTCTCTAAGTTTTGAAACATTTTCTGCCGCACCCTCAGCATCCTCGCCCATTTCTTCAAGCTCGGTCTTTGTAGAACGCAGACGTAAAGCCATTGTTTTCAAACCTGTACCAACAGCTTCAGGATCTTGTGCTACTGTATTTGCGGTTGTAATGATAGCAATGGTTTGCGATAAGGTGTTGTTAGCAGATGCCATTGCCGAAGCTGATCTTAACAAGGCTTGTCCGATACCGCCTGAAGAAATTGCAAAGTTATTACCAACCTCATTTAACTTATCTACAATTTGAATAGCATCTGTAGCTTCGTCATTAAATTCTGGAAAGGCTTTAAGTGTACTTACCAGAGTTTCAGATGCAGTTGAGACATCTATGCCGTCACCGACATTCTTATATAATGTTGCTATCTCACCAAGCTTTTGAGCGTCACTCAAACTATATCCTACACGGCTGAATGTTGATGTCGCATCTACAAGGTCTGTAACACTCGAACCCAAATATTGTGCGGATTGCTTTGCTGTCTCCAGAAACTTATTAAATTCTGGTTCAGTTGCTTCAGTAACTTTTCTTAATTCTGTCATAGCAGAATCAAGATTGACAACTTCCTGTATCATATTCTGCACTTGGCGTTTAAAGATATTAAACACCATATTTGCAGTGATATATGACGAAAACGTTTTAAATGTTCCTAAGAATTTTTCCCATGCAGTCTTACCTTTAAGACCAGCCGCCTCAGCTTCTTTACCAAATATAGTAAAGCGTTCCTGTAAATGTCTGAGTTCATCAGGGGAGAGGTTGCCCTTTGTAAGAGCATTAGATATTTCTTGCCATTCCTGAGCGAACGTCTTACCAGTTGACATTAACTGAACCGATCTTACAGCACGTTCATTTTTTTCAGCAAATACAGACATTGTAGCTGAAAGCTTTTCAATTCTGCTTTTTAAGGTCTTTTCAAATGACACCTTCTTAGCCGCTGAGTCAAGAGAGGTAAACTCACCTCTAAGTTTATTTAGCTCATCCCTTGCGGTTTTGATACCTTTAGAGTCGCCAACTTTATCAAGAGATTTTTTAATTTTCTCCGCGCTCTTGATTATACTGTCTGGATCATCTATACTCGATTTTGAAACCTGAGTGACAAATTTGGTAATCTGTCCACTTAATGCAGACTTGGCAGATGCGATATCATTTGAAGCCAAACTTGTTGCCGTATTTTCAGCATCCCTTAGAGACTTGCCAAGCGTATCATAAGCTGTTATAGCTTTATTAGCATCAGATACTACTTTGTCAAATGTCTCAGAAGAAGAAGTTTTAATTCTTTTAATTATCTTGTCCGTTTCATCAAATTTAGAATTAAGCTGTTTAATGTTATCCTCATCAAGAATAGGACGAGGAGCATTTTTATTTTCAAAGCCAGCTCTAAGTTTTTCTAATTTCTGAGTAAGCTTTTCAACCTCTGAAGCTTGTTTGTTTACGAGCTGAATTGCACCCTTATCATTAGTACGACTTCCGATAGCCTTAATTTCAAAATAATCGTCTTTAGTATTTTTGTTTTTCTTCTGATTGACTTTATAGTTATAAGTCTCGACTTGACCTTGTAACCTTGTAACTTCAAGACTAAAGTTTTTGATTTGACCTTTTGCATTTTCAATTGTTCGGGTGATTATTTTAGAAGCGTCTACCCCAAGCTTTTTAGCCAGATTGTTTTTGATTTCGTCTATCTTATCATCAACAGTCTCAGCAATATGAGTGACGTTACTCACCACTGCATTATTCTTGCCAATACCATTTGATAAATCTATGCCGCCCTCAGTAAGTTTAGCCAAACCTTCTAATACGTGTTTGATATTATTTATACAATCATTATCTAAGCTGCACTTTATTGTAAGCCCCTTGATTTTATCTTGCAGTATAGGAATATCAGTATTATTAATTTGATTTGCACTATCGTCTACATTTAGCGATGCGACCAACTCTATCATATTATCTGCCATTTAATCACCCTCTTTCATTTATAAGCTTTTCCATTAAAGAAATCATCGGCATTAATTTTGATACCGAGTTTATTGTTTTTATTAAAATCTGCTATGCCGCGTTCGACAGCATGAATACCTTCAAAGTATGTCAAACGATATACACTTCTACCAATCATCGAAGCAAGGTTAGGGGACTCCCATCCAAGTTCCATCATCAAAGGAACAAAAGTCTCATGCTTTCCCTTTATAGGAATCCAACCTTCGGTGTATTCGTCAGCCCAATATACATTTGTAAGATTAGGATGCATAGAAAGGTCGTTATTAAAAACCACCCCTATGCGTAAAGTATTTCCAACAACCCGAATAGCTGCAATATCCTCTGCAAATAAAGCACCCTGAAATCTATATGTACGATCATAGACTTTAGGATTATAGCTCTTATAATACTCATCTATATATTTCTGAATGCAGTCATAAAGCCTTCGGGCTTCGTTTGCCATTGTTTCAGCAAGCGTTTCACCGTTTGAAAGTTTAACCCTCTTCAGGGCTATCTTGCTTAGTTGTTCTCTTAGACTTTTTACCATTTTTATCACCGCCCTTATTCTTAGCGATGTTCTGGTCAATAACCTCCTTAACAAACGCCTTCTGGTCAACCTTACTCAAAGCATCAAAAATTTCTTTAAGCTCATTAAAGTTACCTGAATTACCAACCTTGATTATATCCGACAAATCAGAACATAGATTGTCAAATGCTGTAGGTCTTGTGGATATAACATATTCAACCTGTTTGTCTATGGCAAGATCAATCTCACCCCAAAGAGGAGACTTAGTTACCTCACGGTAAATATCCGCGTACCAGTTACCGCATTGAGTTGCAACAAATATATCTGCAATTTTATCTTCCTCAACCTCTATATCAGTCAGGTACTTTAAGATAGCAAAACGACTTGCAATCTCCCTGTTTTCAGCACGATACTCGCTACCCTGAAAGCACGATTTTGCGACTGTCTGTACTATATTACCAAAAGTATCAATGTCAATACAAAGTTTTATTTCAACAGGCACTCCATTAATTCTTTTTGTCATAGACTTTATAGACGGATTTCTTTCAGTGATTTCGCTAAATGTACTCATTGTTCATTCTCCTTTTCTTTAATACAGGCGTATGTGCCTATGGCTATTGCATCAGTTATATCGTCCTTTTTTATATCAAGACCATAGCGGTCATTCATTTTCTTCATAATATCTGCTTTGCGTTCTGGGCGCGATATCTTAAAACTATAATTGCCCAATGCGTTAATCCATTTGTTTTCTTCAACTATCACATAGCGTATTTTCAGCTTATGACAAAGATGTGCGATAAATCCTTGAAGTCTTGCTAAACTACGAAACCCTGCAATATTACGTGCAGCATATATCTCTTCAAAGTAAACCACATCTGGTTTTTCTTTTTGCAATATAGTTTCAAGAACATCAACTGTTTCGGTAATGCGCAGCAACGTTGTGCCGTAATCATCTTCCGTCATCTTAATTTCATAATGATGTGGGGAGTATTCAATAGTAGTGTAACCCACCTTTTTGCTAACCTTTGGTTCTATAAGCATATAATTTAAAAGTTCTTCATCATCAAAGACACTAACCCCTGTAGATGTAGAACTTTGATCTATTCCGATTATTCTCATTATTCCTCCTCATAAAATAAAATAAGGGCAAGCCTGTTATTACAAATGACTTGCCCCTTTCTTTATTCAAATAATTTAGATTTAATATTCGTTTTCTTTGTGGTTTTAGTGGTCTTTTCTTTATCTCCAATTATTTCACGGACTTGCTTTTCTATATGAGGGCGAAGCCATGAAAGATCATTTTCTGGGTAAACATCAAGATTAGCCAATGTTTCAACTGCATCTTTTTGTTCCTTTACACCAGATTGAAATTCATTTATAGTTATGTAAATCTGATAACACTTAGGAGTGTCAGCTACATATCTCCACCCATTAGTCTGTCCGCAAGTAGGGCAATAGTCATGCTCCTTACCACAAACCCAACATTTTAACATTTTACTCATAATTAGTTATTCCAAGTAAAGTCCTCATCAGCAACAGTAATCTCGTAGAAGCTCTTATCAGTATCGCAGTAAGAGTATGCAAGATCAAGAGTTACACTAATAGTATCTTCAAGATTGAAACCTATTGTATTACCAGTTTCAGGTTTTGCATTCTTTGCGGTAATCCAAAGAGCACGAACCTTAGACTGGTCGCAAAGGTCTACTGCAAGAACAAGGAAACGAACCTTTGCAGCGTCAGGGAACTTATCAGCAGCATTAACAACCTTAACACCAGCAGTTACTTCATATTCATAAATAACTTCAACTCTTGTGCCAACGGCAAGGATTACGTCACCTGCTGCTGCACCAGATACATTATTAGTAGGGAGCATAACTTTAGTACCAGTTGCCTCATACTTAAATGTAGTCTTAGTTGTTTCTGAATCTTGTGCATAGTTAGTATCAAGTGAACCGTCTGTAGTAAGCACATGGAAAGAAATTTTAGCACTTGCACCGCCAGTAGGTGTCTTTGTCAATGTTACATACTTATTTGTATTTACATCAGTAGAGTTAAGAGTAAATCTTTCAATATAAGGTACTTTGATTGTAGAAAGAGTTGTTGCATCAATTCTTTCAGTACCATTAAGTGCAGCAATAAGTGAAAGATCAAGAACAGATGAGTCAAAGCTTATCTGACAGGACTTATTTCTATCAATTGAGAAGATAGTTGAACCGTTAGCATCTTGCTTTTCGGTTGTCTCTCCGTCCTGTGTAATCTGGAGATTTTCAACCTGTGAACACATCCACTTGATTTCTTCCGAACTATCAAATGCCCATGCGCCTATAATCTGCTTAATAGCAATAGAATTTATAGCCATATACTACCACCTTTCTTTATAATGTTTTTGTTTTTATTGGTCGCATCCAATCTAAATCTGATTTATGTATATTCTTTATGGAGACAGTGCCAGCATAAAGACCACGATAAAGATTGTTTGCATTTTGCTTATAGCCCATACGTAAGATAGCATCAAAGAACTGACCTACCCGTAGACTAAATACTTTGTCATAATCGTGCCATTCACAAGCAAGCGAGGATATTAGTGATGCGTAATGCGAGTTGTCACCAAACAACTCTTTCTTGCGTTGTGCTCTATCAATTTCCTTTTTCTGTTGTCTTATCATTAAATCATGCGTAAACTTATTTTCGCATGACGTTAATATATTTTTAGGTAAACAGTGCATACGCCGCACATTATCTGCTATTCTTTCACGAGTCATTGAGTCTATAATAACTCCTTGTTGATTTATCATTATAAGTTCATCGCCCTTTATTACAACTTTAAACTTTGTAAAGTCAAGATCACCAAACAAGAGTCTTGAAGTTGACTGAGGTATTCCCGAAACTAATATACAAAATAATTCAAAAGGTTTAATTTCTTCAAAATCAATACCCATCTGGTCAAGATAATACGGCATATCAAAAGGTTCAGATGTTAATGCACTTACCAAACTTAAATATTCGCCCTCGCCAAACTGAGCTATTTCAGATATCGTTGGTTGACGTAGAGTTATGCCAACCCCAATATCAAATGGTTGCCCTGTAAGTAATCGAATTTCATCTACAGCAAACATTCAATCACCCACAAACTCCGTTTATATCCACCGCCTCAAATATCAGTTGTCTAAATCTGTATGTTGTGTTTACACTTCCAGCGATATCGGACTTTAATAATAAAGTTCCTACGCCAAAATCTTGTCTGCCTTGATACTTGTCCTCTATAAGCTCTGCAAGATAATCCATGCGAGTACCACTTTCACCAACTAAATTCATACGCATATCCTCTTGATGAGTCAATACATAAAATATAATAGTAGGGTGTACCCATATCGGACTTTCAGTTGTACCATAACGCAATCTACGTTCTGGGATATCAATTTCAACAAGTATATACGTCTTGACATCTTCTTCGGTTTGTGGAATATAATAGTGTGGATATAGTCTTACCCACACCAAATCGTCAGGAGACTCGTCGGGATTAAGACCAAGTGCATTTACAATAATATCGTCTTGTGAAAGCTCAGACATTATCTTATCTTTCCATTGACGTATACAATCACTTTTTGCCATCCTGACACCTCCTTATACTGCACCTATAATATTGACAAGCAACTCACTACTTTGTCCGCCGCCAGTCGCTACGACTTTAAAGCTTGCACCGACCATTGCTGGCTCATTTGCACATTTGACTACACACTTATTTCCAGTCTGCGTCTTTGTTATCTTGCCTTCCCACATCGCAGCATACACTAAAGTAAACACTAAGTCGTCTGCTTCTGTCGCTGCTGTAAAGGTCTTACGTCCGCCTATTCTAATTTCGGGACTGCCAGCATATGTTATGAGGATGGGGGATGTAGGCTGAGGAACGCTGTTAGGATCAACATAGTCACATAACATTAAGTCAGGTCTGTCAACATCAGGATTATATTCTGTTTCGGTCAAAATCAAAAGTATGCAACCCTTACCGTCGTATCTCGGTTCAGCAACGCCGTCATAACCCATAGTTACAGTATCAACACGGGTTACATCATAGCACTTAGGGCTTGTGGTATTGAAGTCAACCATCAATCTCATATTAGCTCTAAGTTGTAACGTGTCAGTATCAATGGGCAAATAAACCATTAATTGGTTAGAGCCGACAACAATAATGTTGTTATATTTTTCACCATTGTTATACTTTGATGCTGAAAGGATTACAGACCATCGTTCAATGGTAGTAGCATTTTTATCTTGCCATTTGAGAACGTAATTACATTGTTGCATTTTGCCGTATGTATATACTTCCTTATCCCAGTCGCACGAAACGACAATCCACATACTATCAGCATATTCAACATAATTGCCAGCCTCAAAATATTCATCGGGTAAGCTTTTGACCTCTTTATAGTAAGGGAGTGTACCATCGTCTATAATTAGAAGCTGATCCACTCCATTAACCTTACAGCTTTTGCAACTGAGGGAGTTTACAGCAAGTTCTTTAACATATTGTTTCTCATAAAACAAGGTGCGATCTCTCATAGTGTTTCCACGTTGATGCACCCTTGCTTTATATAAATCAAAGGTTGCCATATTATCCCTCCTTTACAATATCTTTATTTATTCTTTCAATAAGGTGTATAGCCTTAAATACTTCACGCTTGCAAGTAGATATATCATATTCTTCCGAGGACAGATATTTAACGATATGTATTACTGCTACAAACTGAGAATTGTCATTTAAAATATCCCATAATTTATAACAACCTATAAGTTCATTTTCCAAGCTAAGAAGATAAGATGTAAGTGTTTCGCACTGTTCTTCACGCATTGGTAAAATCTTATACACCTTATTTATCAAATTTCGCAAATAGCTTTTCAACGCCCTATATGGCAGTCTGCATTCATTGCTCATTTCAATTCTCCTATATTGTTATATCTGTAAGAATATTCATTTATCATTGAACGTGCTCTTTTATGAGCCGCCTCATACGATTCACGATTTTCTTTGTGCAGATTAGCAGGGGAGAATGTTGTAAAATCTTTTGTGCTAAGTTGATTTCGCAAAAGCTCATTAAAGTTGACGCGCGGTTTGAACCACGCCTCAACCATAAGCTCCGCTAAAATTTCAATCTCATAATCGGTAAGGTCATCTTCCCAACCTGTAGATGTAACCACAGATAAATCTTTTTTACAAGACTCACTAAAGATTACAACACCATATTTGAGCAAGTCAGATAAAACGCTATTTGCTTCTTCTTGTGTCATATCTGATAAATCGGTATCAGTTACTTTACCCAGAAAGCAATTATATACAGCGTCAAATTCTGTTGCCATGATTACACCTCATCAAAATCAATATCAAGCATTTTTTCAAGTGCGGCGACCTTTGTCTTGGAATCCATACGCGGATCGCCGTCCTGATACAATCTCTTAGCATAAGAAGCAAAAGTTTCACGATAATCCGTACTCATTCCTTTAAGATAGTCAGCAATCTCTTTGGGCTTCATTGATATAAGAACACTTACATCCTTAAATTTATCAGCATCGGGATAATATTCTTTTACGCCAAGTGCAGTATAAAGTTGCGCAGCAGTATATTCTTTTGTAGGTTCAAGAACAATCCAGTTCCTTTCAAAAGTTTTTCTGCCATACTTTCTGATATCCTTTATGCCACTCCACGGCATCTCAACAATGTCACCTATGCCATACCATGTTTCGTTCCAACCATTGTCGTTGAATGAAAGTGTACCATCGAAATTTGACTTTACAGGAACAATATAATTATCGTCTATCATAACTCTTTCTTCCATTTGTTTTACTCCTTTTATTCATATAAATTAAAGCTGATAAATACCAACCTTGCCAGCCATTACAACTGATACACCATATGTGCGCTCAACCTGAAGCTCTTGTGTCTTGTCAGCAGTCTCAGTAAAGTTGTGTGCGATTGTAAGTGTATCGCCTTCATCAAACATCTTGATGAACTTTTCATCAGAACCGATTACAAAGAGCTTGTCTGTAGGTACATTCTTGCCTGAGATACGGAATGTATCATAACCGTTGAACTTGCCCATATAACCGAAGTTATAATAGTCGTCCTTTACCTTTTCACCAGCCATTCCGCTTGTGGTCATGTTAAGACCGCGAAGTGCCTGAAGTGAACCAAATATCTTAGGTGTATTACCATCATTCTCAACAGTTGTAAGAAGGTCAATCATATCCTTTTCGCTAAGTGCCTGACCAGCGATACCCTTTGAGTAATCTGCACCAGAAGAAGGAATGTTAGCAAATGCAGAAGCAACGGCATTAAATCTGTCGTTGTCAAATGACTTACCAACCTTCTCAACAAACTTAGCCCAGTTAAGTCTACCAGCAGCAAGTCTAACCATTTCTTCATAAATCTTGATTGCCTTTGTTGTTGTTTCAACAGAGATTTCTCTGCCCAGCATACGCTGTCTGTGTACACCCTGAGTACCATGTGTTATAACATCAACATGAAGCAGATCGTTACCCTCTACAATAAACTTGTTCTTGTCGCCAAGTGCAGCTGACTTAAACTCAACAAAATTCCAAACTTCTGAATTTTCGTTTGCTGACAGGTCAATAGCCACATCAATGATCTCATTGATTATCTCAAAGTCAACCTTGTTATAAGCAATTGCATTTCTAATTGCTTTGCCGTCTGTCAGGCTAATGCCATTAAATGCTTTATTAAGAGCGTTGCGAATCATATCTTCGCCAGTTTCGCCGTTTTCAAACTTTACATCAACGCCATTGTAAACGTCAATTGCAAGCTGTCTTAATTCCTTACTCATATTATTACCTCACTTTCCTAAAATTAAAGAACCTGAAATCTGTAGAATGTTACGCCATCCTGTACATCAGAACCAAGATATGTAGCAAATGCCTTTGTAGAGGAGCTTGATACTGTCCACTGAGCTGTGCCAGCGGCAATATACTTATCGTTTGCGTCAGGAGTTGCAGAAAGAACTTCAGATGTTACTGAGAAAATATCATACTTTTCCATAGCAACTGCTCTGCCGATTGCACCACTTGCATTTGTGAAATCACTAAGAGTATACTTCTCATAATCAAGTTCAGGGGTTGTTACTACCCATACATCAGCAGCATTTGCGCCTGTTGCAGCGGCTGTTGTGAATACCTCTCTTTCACCAGCATACTTGCCAGTTGAAGCAAGTGCGCCAAGAGTAATTGGTGCTCCGTTATCTATATTTGCATAAGTCTGAATTGTTCTGATCTTTGCAGGATCATGTGTATAAGTGCAATTATCACTTCTAAAAATTCCGTGTGCCATACCTTTACCTTCCTTTCATTTATTTGGTTTTGTAAGTTTCATATACTTCGCCGTAGCGATTTACTGTTTGTTCAAATGTGTTGTCAAGTGCAAATGTGATTGTAGGCTCTACTTCAGGCTCTACAGGTTCATCGTTTGATACGTTCATTGCGAACTTACCAACAAGAATAAGACATTCTCTTTCAAGTTCCTCAATGCTATATTCGCCTGACTTTGATTTAAGCTCTAAATATTCTTGCATTGTTCCAATGCGCGAATTATATTTTGAGAATACCTCGTTTTCAGCTTTTTCTCTTTCGGCTTTTTCAGCCGCAAGTTTGTAAGGACGGAGTGTCTCCACTTCATTCTTAACTTCCTCATAGTTGTCTCTTGCTTCTTCTAAAGATGATGCTTCATCAAGTGTAAGCCACATAAGTCTCATTTCTTCAAATTCTGTATTGATAGCCACATTGTTGTCAACGAAACCATAACCAAATCTGCCATACTGTCTTGTCATATTGCCGTCATTGTAGGTATAAGTATACTTTTCAACATAAGCAAAGCTATCATCAAAATCTGAAAGATAAAACCAAGTGTCGGTTTCGTTTGTTACCAAACCCATTGCCTTTACAGCCGAACCTATCTTATCCCACTTTTCATTAGCTGTAAGCTGAAATTCTGAAACCGTTAGCTCAGGTTCAGGATCAGCAGGTGTTTCAACAATAGGCTCTGTCTGCTCAATAGTTTCATCTGTAAATTCTGTTGTTACAGGCTCAGTTATTTCTTTGTTGTTATCCAATTCTCCACCCTCTTTCTGTAAATTAAAGCATTCGTTCATAGCGGTTTTTAACTCTTCAAGTTTAGCTGTAAAGTCATCAGCACTAAAATTGATCGGCTCAACATGAGCAGATATAAAACAAGGTTCTACATTTTCCTCTGGCTTATCTGACTTATTGAGTAAACAAAGTGCATCAAACGAAAAGTCAAGCAATTCAACAAAGTTTGAATCTTCTTCTAAAACGCGGTATTGCGAAACATTAAGCTCCATAGACTGATTGAAATAGATTTCATCTGAATATATTGCCTCTTTCAATTCAGGATAACGCCCTGTCCAAAGAACAGCATTTGCAGTTAAATACTCAACTTCAGTGCCGTATTCATTAACTGTTTCCCAATCAAAAGAGTTTTCCATTACCACGCCAAAAGGAACGCAAAGTGAAACAAATTTGTAATTATCATCAAGAACAACATCATGTCCGCCTAAGCGATAATTGCCTTCTTCATCTTTAAATAGATGTCCAACTACTGGTGCATAGTTTAAAGAATTTAAGTTTGCTTCAACTCTGTCTTTCCCGATATATGACATATTTCGATTTTTACCACAAGCCATTACATAAACCTTTGTCAGAGTAAACTCGCTATTAAGTTCCTTTATTACAGAAAACTTTGTGCAAGCATTTACGTTAAATTTCTCCATTTGCCTTACCTCCTTTCTTATGATTTCTCAAAAACTCAGAAGAACAGACGATTACTTTTTATGTAATACCATTCCTCGTCACTATAACGTTGAGAAAGATATTTCTGAAGCTCGTCTGTATCGGCAAAGGCGTAAACAGTCTTGCCATTGATTTCTGTTTTAGTATAAGTAAAGCCTAAAGCTAACAGTTCTTCCTGTGCTTTAGGCTCAACTACCTTTATAAAATTAGTCACAACTCCCACCTCACTTATAATCTGAATTTGAATTAGGGTTGTCTACAGTGTTTTCAGAAGGTGAGTCCGTTTGTGGTCTGCCTCCCTCGTTACCGACTTCGCCGTTACTAAGCGTATTACTACTTATAAGTGGGCGGTTGTATATATCAACGCCGCATTTGAGAATTGTGTTCTCCAGATAGCTTGCCGTATATGCATCTATCGGTTCTTGACCAAGTGCGGCAGCGTACCATAATTTCGACGGCAGCCCATACATTGCTGATTTCTGTAGTCTGTTTGCAACCTCATCTTTATTGAAACTATATTGTTCAAGAAAATAGATTTCAAATAAATAATCATCATGTATCGACATTTCTCTTTGATATTTTACATTAAATACTCTTTCAATTTGACGTAGCAACTTCATCATCATAGTCGCATCAACTATGAGTGACAATTCAATTACCTTATAAGTAGGATTTGCACCTACGCCAAACAAAAGAGGGGATATACCAACATTATTGAATAAGTCTTTAGTCGCATCTTCCGTATAGTCTTTTTGAGCGTTAGTTGTATCTTTGAGAGTAATGCCTTGTGCCTTAAATGGATTGACGGCAATTCCAATTCCTTCTGGAACTGCGCCAGCTATCTGCGTCCAATACTTTTGAATTTGTTCAAATGAAAGGGCTGGGTTGCCGTCGCTATCAGTCTCAACAGTATAATTGATAAGTTTATAGTTATCAAGAATAGCACCGTCCTTCTGAATTTCTTCATAAGTCTGAAGGTCTATGATAGCCTTGAAACAACCAGCAAGAGGTG